GCGATGATAACTATAAGGAAATAGCGCCGCAGCTTATTGATGAACACTTCTCAGACGATACAGCACTCAAAGCCTTTAAGGTCATTAATGCCATAATGAAGGACGGCAAGCAGCCGACATTCGTTACCTTCGGTAAATACGCATTGACTGAAAAAACACTCACGGCTAATGAGATTGCCAGCGTAACCCAGTGGGGCAATGAGTTGAGTTACTCAGAGCCGATCAATGAGTACATCAGCATTCTCAAAGATGAACACATCAAACGCAATATAAACCACATACTAACCGAAGAGGCACTCGGATTAGGTAAGCTAAAGAGCGGCGGTGAAACAGCCGTAAACATCATTAAGCGCCTCAACACCCTGATCGAGAATGGCAGCCCTACCGATAACATAATCACTACCCTTCAGCTCACCCACGAAGAGCGACAAGCATACTACCGCCGCGCCGCATTGCATCAAAGCGGTAAGACAAGCGGGCTCAATACCGGCATCGCAGCACTTAATCGATTCACTGGAGGCTTTCATCCCGAACTTATAATCTTAGCAGGCAGGCCATCGATGGGTAAGACTGCCCTCGCATTGTACCACGCCTGCCAGTTCAATGAGCCGGGCATATACTTCAACCTCGAGATGAATCAAAGCCAGCTCTGCCAGCGGCTCATACTTCAACATGCGAACCATGCGATTAATAGCGCACGCCTACGCGATGGGAACCTATCGCAGCCCGAACTACACGCATTCGAAACCACGATCGGATTAGTTGAGAAGTTACCCATCACAATCTACGATAAGCCGCGATGCGGTGTGCATGAGGCAATACGCATAATGCGGCGCGAGTCGCGTAAGAATAATTGCAAATGGGCAATCATTGACTATCTTCAGTTGATGACGATAGAGGGCTTCAGAGGCGGTAATCGCGAGGCTGAGGTTGCAGAGATAAGCCGAACGTTGAAAGCCGCGCAGAAGGAGCTTAATATACCGATTATCGCACTTGCCCAGTTAAGCAGACAAGTCGAGCAACGTGCCGATAAGCGACCGATACTCTCAGACCTTCGCGAATCGGGCAGCATCGAACAGGATGCCGATACCGTTATGTTCGTATATCGACCTGAATATTACGGATTGAACGATGAAGCTGGCAACCCTTATAGTTCCGATGTATTTTATCTATTCGAGAAGCATCGGCAAGGTTCAACCGGTGAGGTTCGATTCAAGCATAACAGCACCCTAACGAGCTTTCACGATACCGGCTCGAGTGGTGGCAGCACCTTCCTTCCGGTTGATGTTGAGCCGAAGGCAATGCAGCCGAATGAAAGTTTTGATATAAATCCTTTCTAATGACAATCGAAGAGCAACTAATCGAGCGCATGAATAAATACCAGCCGAGTGAGGCAATGATAACCGATGGATGCGTAACATACCACAGCACAACGCGAACGCATCGAAGCTACGCAGCGCACTTGAAACACGCACCTAATGGCTCATTCGTGCGCAAGGTATACCTCAAACGCTGCTATGGATGGCTGATGCTTTTAAAAAAAAACGGCATCGAAATGCATCACGCAATCAAATAAATACTTATCTTTGCAGGCATGTAATGCTTAATTCAATGGAAAGTGAAAACATAAAGACAGGGCGAGGGGGCTACCGCGAGGGCGCTGGAGCGAAGCCGCTATATGGCGAACCAACGGTTAACATTACCTTCCGCGTGCCTGAGTCGCATAAGTCAACGATTCGCCGTATGGTGTACGATTACATGGATGGCTTAAAGAAAAACCCTAAGAACGAACCTAAGCAAAATATTCCTGAATATGGATGCTAAGCTCTTAACCATACCATGTGCCATTGAATCGGTAGCAACGCGCCGCGATAAGACGATAAAGGTAACTATCGGAACGCAGGAGCTTTCACCCGAGCAAACGAGCGCACTATTCAACCAGTGGATGGGTGGCGTGGGTGTGATGGCATTCAAAGGCGAGCAGTTCAACTACAACGATGAACAGCTACTCAACAACCTGAAGCTCGATGCCGCTGAGCTTGGAAGTAAGACACCGAGCCAGCGGTTACGATCAACGCTTTACGTTCTCTTCGAACACGCACCCGAAGGGCATAAGGACTTCAACAGCTTCTACGCGGCAATGATGGAGCGATTCATTGATATGGTAAAGAAACGCATTGATACATACAACCTATGACAAGCAGACTAAGAGCCGGAGTATTGATAGATTCAGAGGTGAACGGCAAGCCGCATTATTTCGGCTACCTTACGCATCCCGGATTGGAGTACGATATAGCCGTGGCATTCACCGAAAAGGATTTGAAAGGCTTTGCAGAGGTTAACAAGCTGATTCTGCCAACCGATGAACCCGAGTATAAATTCGGCGTTATATTGCCAACCGAAGACCGCGATAAGAACAACGCTTACACATGCAAAGTATTCGCATCGGGCAAGCTACACAACCTCGTTATCTACCCACGGCAATACAATCAAATCGTTACCAATGGGCACAGCCTAAACGCACAGCACGAAGGCCGTATATTTACCGAACTAAGCCACGCATAACATGCCACTATTCCAAGGAGACAGTCAAGAGATAATCAGCATGAACATCCGCAAGCTAATTAGCGAAGGATATTCACAAGAGCAAGCGGCTGCGATTGCATACGCTGAGGCTGAGAAGTACCGCAAAGCACGGAGGCGATGAAAACAAAAGCAGTTAAGATATCAGAAGTTAAACTCAACCCGAACAATCCTCGATTAATTAAGGATGAGAAGTTTGCTAAATTGGTGCAGTCGATTAAAGACTTGCCTGAGATGCTTTCAATTCGTCCTATCGTAGTCAATGCAGACATGGTTGTGCTTGGTGGCAATATGCGACTCAAGGCATGCAAGGAAGCCGGATTAAAGGAAATACCCATAATCATTGCAGACAATCTAACTGAAGAGCAGCAGCGCGAGTTCTTAATTAAAGACAATGTAAGCGGCGGCGAATGGGATTGGGCTATGCTTCAGAATGATTGGGATACCGAGCAGCTCGATGCGTGGGGCTTGGATATTCCAAGCTTCGAAACAGAGCAAGCACTTGAAGCCATTGAGGACGATTACGAAGTTCCTGACGAAATACAAACCGACATCGCGCTTGGTGACCTTTTCGAGATTGGTGAGCATCGTTTGCTTTGTGGGGATTCAACGGATAGCGATGCGGTTGCAAAGTTGATGGATGGGCAGAAGGCTGATATGGTATTTACTGACCCTCCTTATGGAATTAATGAAGAAGGCGATAGAAGTAAACGAGGAGGATTGGCTAAAGGAAACAATCTTCCATCTTTTAAAGATGATACAACTCAATATGCTATCGATGCTTTTAATCAATCAATCAATCAAGATATAAAAATACAAGTTTGGTTTGGCGCAAACTACTACTGCCATTCATTACCTGAAACCCCAAACTGGTTAGTTTGGGATAAAAGAGTAGAAGAAAATCAAAGAGATTATAATTCTGATTGTGAATTGGCATGGATTAAATCAGATAAACGTTCTATTAGAATATTTAGGCACCTTTGGAAAGGAATGTTAAAAGATAGTGAGAGAGGGGAGAAAAGGGTTCATGCTACACAAAAGCCAATTGCATTGGTTGATTATTGTATTAATGAGTATGCTCCAAAAGCAAATTTAATATTAGATTATTTTTTGGGAAGTGGAGTTTGTATGGTGGCCTCCCACCAATTAAAACGCAAATGCTACGGAATGGAACTTGACCCGAAGTATTGCCAAGTGATACTGGACCGCATGATTAAACTTGACCCAACGCTTACGATAAAGCGCAATGGTCAGCCATATAAAACAGACGAAATACAGACACATGGCATTCCCGCATGATGGCAGAAAAATGAAGAAGGGAGAAACACTAAACCCGAACGGCAGACCTCGTAAGTTGCCGGAGCTTCACGTATTGCTCGCTGATGTATTGGGCGAAGAGAAGGATGGCGTTACGGCGGCTGAAGCGATATTGAAAGCAATACGCGCACGTGCTGCGAAGGGCGATACCCGCGCCGCTGAGTTGCTGCTCGACCGCGCTTATGGCAAGCCTAAGCAGACAAATGAGACCACGCTCAAGACTACCGAGCCGCTTGTGATCATCAAGACGAAAGAGGATGGCAATGCTTAAATCGATCGGCATCGGAGTGCTGTTCACCCTGTTCATGGTTGGGCTTGCGTACTGCTTGTTCATTGTGCTTCGCCACATTATCGACTGCATGCCCGACCCGAATGATGAGGAAGAATAATGAACTTCGAACT